GCAATCGCCTTAATATAGGAATACGAGTTAACATTTGATCCAGCCCTGTAACGTGATGAAGCACATATGTTTAGATAGTCTACAAATATGATGTCTGGTTTGAATGATTTCTTCAATGCAAGTTCATTCAATAAACCTTTGAAGTGTCCTGAGTGTGCGGCAGCAGTTGGATATTCTTTGATGATAAGATTACCTTGAGTCTTCTCTGACAGTTTAGTAACCTTCGTTTCAAACATCTGACGAGGAATATCTGCCAACTGTTGAACACCAATATTTAGAAGATTAGCATCAATTCTTTCTGCAATCTTCTCCTCAGCCATTTCAAGCGTGATGTATAGTACGTTCTTGCCTTGGAGTAACACACTGCTTGCGACATGACACATAAACAGAGACTTACCAACACCAGTGCCAGCGAGAGCAATATTGAGTGTTTTATTTGGAAGGCCACCCTTCGTAATCTTATTGAAAAATTCGAGGTCGAATTGAATTCTGTCTTCCTTTCTATGATAGAAGTCAAATCTTTCACGGTAATCCTCTAAGTAATCGTGTCCAACATGGTTATCAAATCCGACAGCGAGTGCGTCTGATAAGATAGCAGGGATAGCATCAACACCTTTCTTGATATCATGTCCATCTGCAATAGAGATACTCTCGACCAGTGCAAGATAGATTGCTCTTTCTTTACACCACTTCTCTGTAGTATCTATAAGCCATTCATCTGATGTGGGAGTCAGTTCAATGTCGTTTAGATAGGTTACTATCTCCTTATAGGTGTCATCATTTATATCTTTTCTCTTCTCACATTCAATACTTAATATCTCTTTCGTAGGGCATTTATCATAGGAAACAATAAACTTGGCACACTCATCAAATATTATTTTTTCATGTGTCTTGTCAAAGTAATCTGGTTTTAGAAAAGGTAATACCTTTCTTGTATACTCCTCATTCGTAACTAGATTCTGAATGATAGTATTTTCAATAGTTTCCATTAATTATAATGAAGATAAGTGCTCATGATATATTTTGGTTTCCCTGACTTTACAGGCAATCCGATGTGTGGATACTGCCATGTAGGTGGAAACACTAATACTTTACCAGTTTCTGGCTTAACTGTCAAGTTATGATAAGGAAATGTAGTCTCACCGCCTTTAAAATCATCATTCAGATAAACAAGAAAGGCAAGATACCTTTTTGCACTCTGATGATCTTGAACGTCTACATGAATATCAAACTGATCGTCTGTGCCTGGATCGTATTTTTTGATTCTTAGTTCTTCAAAATATACTTTGTCTGGAAACCATTCTGTATATGCTGGTAATTCTTTCTTATATTCTTTTAAACCTTCCAACACTTTATAACACAGAAGTTGTGTAAATTTTTGATAGCCTTTCTCTGCCAATTCATTTACATTGACCTGAGTAAACTGAGGTGTAAGAAAATTATCTATTCTTTCCTTAGTTTTGGCACCATCAAATGTGTCTATAAGAGTTTTACATACGTCTGGAGTAAACAAGGGATATGTTCTAATGAACTTATCCATAACTAAACTCTTCTCTGGCTGTCTCCTCCAATTTTGCCATAACTTCTTCGGTAAAATACTCGTCAGGGTTCGCAAGAATTTGTTTTCCGTAGACTTTTTTGCCGTTGACTTCGTATCTGCCTGCGACATTTTTCCAGAGTCCACCAAGTTCTCCTAGTTCTAAGAGTCCATAGTATCTATCTAAACCACGTTCATCATAGTAGAGTCTGATCTTAACAGTTTTATTCTCTTTACTTAGACGCGACTTAGCAGTCTTTGCTTTGATAATATTTCCAACGACTTCAGTTCCTTCCTTTTCTTTAGCTTTGCTAAGATAGATGATTGTACTAGCTGCGTACTTGAGACCGCTGCCTCCACCCATTTCTTTTGTAGGGACGTAAGAACCAATGACATCGTAAGTGTGATTTGTAACTATGAGAGGAATATTTGCTTGTCCAAGTTTAAGAGTCAACATTCTAAATGCACCTTTGACAAGTTGTGATTTAGTCATGTCACGAACTTGTTTGTCATTCAAGGCATCAGTAATCTCTTTCTCAGTTGAAAGCATACCGAGAGAATCAAGTACAAACATACATGGTTTACGTTTGTCTTCATCTGTCTTAAGGTATATATCAACAGCCTTCAATGCTTTTGATCTAAACTCTTCAATAGTTACCACATTGACAACCACGAGCCTTTCGAGATCAATTCCTCTAGACTCAAGGAGTCCTCTGTTGACAGCGGCTTCTGTATCAAAATATAAACAATACCCATCAGGATTATTGTCAAGGAAATTTTTAACCATAGCGAGGCTGAAAAAAGTCTTTCCAGTAGAGCTCTCGCCAGCAATAGCGGTAATCTTGTTCCTAGATACACCGCCAAATATAGACCCTGATACAAGGCCGTTAAAAATGTACGAACCTGTGTCAATAAATGTTTCAGTTGATTCTGCCTCGGAGGCAAGTTGGGTGTACTCATCTCCAATCTCTTTTACTATTTCTTTTAAAAAATCCATAATGATTTAGTGTTACTTTAATTCTACCATATTCCACAACAAATTACCACTAATTGATATTCTTGGTTCTTCTGTGTTATAGAATGGATATACTTGGTGATGTAGATTAGATGGAAAAAGCATCATCACTCCCTCCATTTCTGGTTCCATGTAAATAGGAAACTCTACAACATTTCCTAAGATATTGGAATATGTGAACTGAAAATCAGATGCAGCCTTTGAATGAAATGGTAGGTTATGTTGTTCCTGATACCTAGTTGGTATCTTCATCCATACTACAAATGATGTGATGCCTGTGTGAGCATGTTCTGGATTGAACTCTGTCTGATATTGATAGTTGACCCACCAATTCATACTTAGTTTTGCTTCAAATTTATTTTGAAGATCTACGTCAACAGGCGGTGCAAAGTTTTTAGGATCAGTTGATACTATTTTATTTGTCAGAGGCCCTGTCACGTTGTTTAAGAAGAAGTCATCCTTATCTTTGAGTCCAAGACTACCTGTGATATTACCAGCAAGTCTATGACTATAATCATTACTGTTGTTCACGTTGTCTTTCTCAGCCTGTTCTACAACAGACCAAAGATATTCTACGATATCATCAGGTAATTTAGTTTTATACAGGGGAATGTTTGGAAATTGCCATGGTTCCCATGCTATTTCACTCATCTCTCTTTGGATAGTAAACTTCTACATAAGATTCACACTTAGGACAATGGAGGTTAGTTACGAAACTATACTCCATATCTTCAAAGTCGTCAAGATCATGATCGCCACCCCATATAAGTTCGGTGTTGCAATGCCAACAGTTCATTTCTTGAACACTCCTAACTTTGCTAGGATATAGACTCCTAGTATAGTCCAGAATACAACTTCTAATCCAACATTGTTCATTGATACTGCTCCAAATCACAATCTACCAGTATCTCCCCCTCATGTTGAACACGTTTGGGTTGACCTATCTTTGCTAAAATTTCAGCAGGGATTTTTTTCAGAGTAATGTCATAGGGTATCGGTGCATTTGCCACACAGACCCTAATACATTCCCATTGTTCATCAGTAAAAAAATTATTATGATACATTAGATACCTACAATCTTTCTTTGTCTTTCAAAGTAGTTGTGCAACAACCAAGAACTACTATTTTTCTTGTCTGTGCCACCCACACCGAACTCTAATTCCACTCTGGGATCATCACCAAACTTATCTGTCTCTGGTGTGTTGTCTGATCCACGATCTCCGCCATTGGCAAAGACTACCGTTTCTGCAATCTCTAAACATGCAGAGATGGCATTGCAAGCAGAACCATGTTCATCATCTTCCACTGTGATGACAGCATCAACCATGTCTAGATGTCTTATAATTTCGGCGCGTTCCTTCCATGACTGGAAGTATTGTCCTTTCTTTTTAGTCAACCATTCTTCTGTGTTTAATCCTACTACGAGATAATTAGTAAGTTCTCTTGCTTTCTCAAAATAAGCAATGTGGCCACTATGAAGAGGATCAAAACCGCCTGTGACTAGAGTGAGTATTCTCTTCTTAGTCATCAAACTCTCCTTTCCTTGCTAAGTATACTTTAACATCATTATACTCCTTTTGTATGCTTTGGGCAAACCAGTTTGCTGGATCTCTGGATTCAAAGACTTTCATTTGTCTATCTGAAAATATGCCGTCATCTGTCCAGCATACAATGTAACGTGTCATGAGAAGAAGGATTCAAGTGTATTCTTACGTTCGGTCTCCCAACCGATACAATTCAAGATAACCTTAATTGGTTCTAGAAAAGCTTTTTCAAATTGTAAATCATAGTCAACATGTTTATGTAGGTCTAGTTCTTTAGGTAGATCTTGGATATATGATATTACATTTTCGTGCATCCAATTTGGTGTCTTGAGATAACAAAATCTAATCTTCTCACCATTTTGTATGGCAGAATATTTGTGTTCTAGATTATTCTTCTTTATATAATGATTGAATAACAATGCTCCCCTGACATTGATGGGTGTTCCCTTGTTGTAAATGTCAGACACTCCTTTATACTTCTGTAAATTATTAACAGATCTAGGGAATCCAACTTCTTCTGGTGGGAAATTCTTAAATTCAGAACGACATTTTTCAATATAATCTATGACCTCATCTTCTGTTCCTGTCATCAATAATTTAAAGGCATCTTTCAACATTGTTCTACATGGTGCAGGGGTAGAAGTTTTGATTGCTTCAATACCCATGATCTTAAGTTTTGCCTGTTCATATCTTACACCCTCACTATCCCATACGTTTAGAATATATCTTTTCTTGGCAGTCCATATACCTCTATCGGCAATGTTCTCCCTTTTCATAATCATTTTTTGATCGTAGGCGTTAACGTAGTCTGCCAATTCTTGGTAAGAACTTTCAATATAAGGCTCAAGTTCCATTTCACAGACCTTGTTAAGGAACGTGACAATGCCTTCAGTAGTTTTTTCTCTGCCTTTGTATACAGCATCGACCAGATCACCCATATGCAAATAGATAGAATCAGTATCAGAAGCAATGACATAATCTTTACCCTCTGTTTTTAGAATAGAGTTCATCTTTTGATTCATTTTGTTCTCTATCCAACGAATAGAAACCTGACCAGATAGTGTAATAGCTTCTGCGTTGGCAAGTTTATAATAGCGAAAATATTGATTACCAATAGCACCATAAGCAGAGTTAAGTGCAATCTTCTTGGACATCTGGACATTGTTACATCTTGCAATTTCTTTTTCAAGTTCCTTAGTTGGTGTCTTCTCATACGCTTTCTTTGCTTTGATCATTCTCTTTTTGAAGATGACACGTTCGTTGTACATCTTCTCCATGAGTTCTGGTAGAAATCCTTTTACATCTTTACGATACATTGCACCATTGGCACATACAGCAAAGTCTTTGTATAGTTCAAAAGTATCTTCTTGAGATAACATTCTATCTACACTAGCACTAGGATGTTTCTTATCTTGTAAAGTCTCAGGTGAAATATTGTATTGCATAATCAAATGCGGATACAGGGAGTTCAAGTCAAAAGATACTACCCAATCATATCTTCCAGGCTTGGGATCTTTTACATATGCACCAGCATACTTATCATCTTTAGAATTACGTTCTTTCTGTGGAATTACAATATTCTTTTTCTTTAGATAATTGTATATGATGGCATCCCATGTACGAACTTGAAAGGCAACATCACTAAAGTTAATCTTGGCATCATAGGCACGAGTACAACATAGGTCAATCAGTTTTAACTTATCCTCAAGACGATCCACCAGTTCAACGTCAACTACGTTATAGTCTACAAACTTCTGCCAGTTCTTTGTATAGAAATCACGGAACGTATCATACTCACTGTGATCTAATTTCTTTTGTCCTAGTTCCATCATGGCAATATGATCCAATCTGAAACTCTCTTGATTAGGAGTTGCTGGAGATTTCTTGTATAGATCCAAATAATCTATAACAGATATGCCTGCAAGATCATAAACAATATTAGGTCTACCCTGTATTGTAATTTCATTACGTCTACAGATACCCCAAGGAGACATTCTCTTGGCAAATTTTTCACCCATGAGTCTGTCTATCCTACCCATTAGATAAGGTATGTCATACATCTCACAGTTCCACCCTGTAATGACCTCAGGCGTGTTCTTTGTCCACCAATCTACAAATCTAGTGATCAATCCTTCTTCACTGTGGCAGTCGATATAAATGTGGTTTTTCTTTTGAGGATTTTTTACATAAGGTCTTGATCCCCAAGTGATAATTCTCTTAGTTGCATAGTCTTGTATTGTAATTAGCAACAACTCTTCTGCAACATTAAAAACATCGGGGAAGCCACTTTCTGCAGCAACCTCGATGTCAATAGTAATTAATTTAATTTTGTTCAGATCAAAATTGATCTCATTCTGAGGATACTCCTCTGAGATATATTGATGCACATATCTCTCATTTCCATATATGTTGAAGTTTTGAACCTGTGAATACTTATCTATAAAATCTCTGCAATCTTTGATTGTGCCTGGTTTGACAGGATCTACTAATTGACCATCAAGAGTTTTCCATTTACTTCTCTTTCTCTTAGATGGCACAAAAAAAGTAGGGCGAAAATCAACCCTCTCTTCAAAATGTTTTCCATTGTCATATCCCCTGACCAACATACTGTTGCCGATCTGGAAAACATTTGTATAGAACTTCATGCTGTAGCTAGTTTCAAATATGAATCCACTAATGATTTGTGTGGTTCAACCAATGTAAGTATTTTATCAGAACATATCATAATTTCAACGTCATCTGTCACATTACTTAAATATGGTGACATTTCTTCTCCCTCTATTCTGTAAGGAGATATCATTTTACAGTTGGGATCACCAATATCTAGAGCAGCTACTTCTTCTATCTGAGTTATTATTAAATCGCCGTTTACTAAAACTAATATTTTAATTTCCTGTTCCATTCATTCTTGCCTCATAAGATTCTTTTACCATTTTCTTAGGTTCTACTATCGCAACAACCCAACTAGGATCAATAGAGATCTTTTTCTCAGCAGATAAAGGCATGTAAGGATAATATTGAACACTGTATTTTGTTTCAGTTTCCTCTTTACCTTCGGTAAGCATTACTGGATCTTCAATCAATTTACAGCAGAAAGGATTTTCAAGAACTATAAAGATAGGTTTATCATTCTCATCTACTAACTCTTTTACATCTGCTATAACTTCTTCGTTAGATTTTAGTAGAACTAGTTTTATTGACATTGCATCTTATATAGTAATAAAGAGGGAGGTTGGATTCCTGTGTACCAACAAACAACGGGCATTACTACAGAAGTAAATACGTTGTTGCCTGAGTCCTACTTGGTTGAGTAGTTCTGCCCCTGCGGACAGCGAGCACCACCTCTGACTCATCACCTTAACCAGCGGTTGCCAGTAAGTTTATTCAGTCACTCCCATGTTGCGTCCAACAAATATATTATGGCATAAAGAAGGGGGTTTGTCAACCCCCTGTGTATTATTGAAAAAGTATCTTGATGTTACACCACTTGGCGTAATGAATTCCTCGGTAGCAGAGAAGTGCAAACACCTCATCTGGATCGTGGATTTC